GTATGAAACTGACATTGACAAGTATATTGAATATAACTTGAATGACGTTATCATTGTTAAGAAACTTGATGATAAATTAAAGTTCATTGATTTGGCTAAAGCACTGGCTCACGTTGGACATGTTCCTTATGAGGATATATTTTTCAGTAGTAGATATTTAGAAGGTGCTATTTTGGTTTATCTACAAAATATTGGAGTGGTTGCACCAAACAAAGCATTGGATGCTAGAGATAAAATGAATCGTGGTGATGATGACAAGTTCACAGGTGCTTATGTTAAAGACCCTAAACCTGGTAAATATAATTGGGTGTTTGATTTGGATTTAACCTCTATGTATCCATCAGTTATTATGTCGTTAAATATTTCACCTGAAATGAAGATTGGTAAAGTGAATGGTTGGAATGCTGAGGAGTTTATCAAAGGTGTGAATAAAACTTATTCATTAGAAAAGAATGGTAAAACTCAAGGGCATATGAATAACGAGGAATTAAAACAAATGTTTGAAAAGAATAAAGTATCCATATCTTCGAATGGTATTCTGTATCGTAATGATAAAAAAGGTTTGATTCCAACTTTATTATCCAAGTGGTTTGATGAAAGAGTTGAGTATAAAAGGTTGATGAAAAAATATGGTGAAGAGGGTGATGACGAACAACATGGATATTTTAAAAGAAGACAACACGTTCAGAAGATTGTGTTAAACTCATTGTATGGTGTGTTGGGATTACCCGTGTTTAGATTCTATGATGTGGATAATGCAGAGGCCACTACTGTAACTGGTCAAGAGTTGATAAAATTTACAGAGAAGATTGCTAATAGTTATTACAATGGTAAGCTTGGGGACAAAGAAGATTATTGTATTTACACAGATACAGATTCGGTATTTTACTCGGCTGTTCCATTGGTTAAAAAAGATTTCCCAAACGCTGACTTAACAGACGATAAATTTATGACGGAAAAGATATTAGAAACAGCGAAAGTAGTTCAAGATTATATTAACGAGTCTTACAATTTATTCGCTAAAAAGTTTCTAAATTGTGACGAACACAGATTTGATATTAAACAAGAGTGTGTGGCTAAGTCAGCGTTTTGGGTTACGAAGAAAAGATATGGACAATGGATTATTAACGATGGTGGATTGACTTGTGATAAGTTGGATGTAAAAGGTTTGGATATTGTGAGAAGTTCATTCCCACCTGCGATGAGAGATTTAATGACACAAGTATTGAAAGATATATTGGGTGATGTGGATAAAGATGTGATTGATGAAAAGATATTGAAGTTTAAGAAAGAAATGAAAACATCTGATATACAGAATATCTCTTTACCAACTGGTGTTAAAAAATTATCTAAGTTCAAAGATTCAACACCAAGAGACGCTGTGTTTACCAATATGAAGAAAGGAACACCTGTGCATGTAAAAGCTGCTTGGGTTTATAATGACTTATTAAGGTATTGGGGATTGAATAACTTTGAAAAAATCAAATCATCAGAAAAGATTAAGTGGATTTATTTAAAACCAAACACGATGAATATTAAACAAATAGCTTTCAAAGGTTATGATGACCCACCAAAGATTATGGAGTTCATTGAACAGAACATAGATTACGATAAATTATTCACAAGAGCATTAGAGAAGAAAATCAGAATGTTTTATGAAGCATTGAAATGGGATATGCCTGTTGATAAAGCGAACACATTAGAAAGGTTTTTTTAAATAAAGCTTGACTCATATGGTAAAAAAGTATTATATTTAAACGATAAATCTTAATAGGAGAACGATAAGATGCAAAAAAGTAAGTTAGATAAATTCATTCAAAAGTATAATTTGGGTGGAAATGTAAATTCAGTAAAGTGGAAATCAAGTGGTGATACTTTAACAACATCATTTGTCACACCTGATAAGTCTTTATTAGGTAATGTTAAAGTTGATAGATTTCAATTTGAAGACGCTGAAATTGGTGTATATCAAACCGACCAATTAAAAAGTTTGATAAATGTGTTAGGTGATGATGTATCATTAGACTTGACAAGATTTGGTGACAAAGCTGTTTCACTTAAAATAAAACATGGAACTACATCTGTGGATTATGTTTTAAGTGACTTATCAGTTATATCAGACCCACCACAAATGAAAAGACTACCAGAGTTTGGAACAAAGATTAAATTAGATTCAAACTTCATTTCAACATTCATCAAAGGTAAAGGTGCTTTAAGTGATGTTGATACTTTTTCAATTGTAAAAAATAACGATGGTTGTGATGTTGTGATTGGTTATTCATCCACGAATACAAATCGTGTAAACATTCCAACAGAATGTGATAGTTGTGACATTGACAAACCAATCACGTTCAACGCTAATCTTTTTAAAGAAGTGTTAGTTTCAAATCGTGAATGTACTTCAGCTATTCTTGAAGTTTCAACTGAGGGATTGGCTAGGGTGAATTTTAAAATTGATGATTTTGATTCTACTTATTACATAGTATCTATGCAGGATGTAGATTAATGTCTCATTCTTTATGGGTAGAAAAATATCGTCCAACGGACTTATCAACTTATGTAGGTAACGAGCATCTTAAAGAAAAAGTGAAGGCATATCTTGAATCAGAAGATGTGCCTCATCTTTTACTTTTTGGTAAAGCTGGTACTGGTAAGACAACATTAGCGAAGATTATCACATCTAACATTGATTGTGATTACATGTATATCAATGCTTCTGATGAGAACAAAGTGGATGATGTTAGAAACAAAATCAAAACATTTGCTTCATCTGTTGGTTTCAAATCCTTGAAAGTTATTATACTTGACGAGTGTGATTATCTTACACCAAACGCACAAGCTGCATTAAGAAACCTAATGGAAACATTTTCAAAACATTGTCGGTTCATTCTTACTTGTAATTATGTAGAGAGAATAATCGACCCAATCCAATCAAGATGTCAATCATATAAAGTTGTACCACCATCCAAGAAAGAGGTTGCACAACAAATGGTCAATATCTTAACACAAGAAAATTGTCAATTTGAACTTGATGATATAGCCCTTATAGTAAACGCAGGTTATCCTGATATTCGTAGAGTGATTAATTCAGCTCAAAGACAAATTGTTGATAATAAATTGAAAATAGATACAAGTTCTGTAATACAAAATAACTATAAACTACAATTGTTAGAGATGTTATCCAATGGTGTTAAGTTAAACGACATCAGACAATTAATCGCTGATAATTCTATTTCAGATTATTCAGAATTATTTAGATTATTATATGATGAAGTTGATAATTATGGTAAGGGAAAACAAGCTGAATGTATTATGAATATCGCAGAGGCACAATTCCAAGATGTAAATGTAGTAGATAAAGAGATTAATTTTATGTCTTTAATAATTAGATTACTACGGATATTGAAATGAGAAAGTTAAATGACTTAGATATACATGAGGTAATAACTTGGTGGAGTTTAAAATCAACATCACCATATGCAACAAAAAAAGAAAAACAATATTGGCAAGATAAATTAGACAAAGTAAAAGAACTATTAGAGGAACTAGATGATGAAAACATTCTTAGTAGAACATAAAGATTGGGTAGATAATCCTGATATAACCATAACACTATACAATCCACCTTATGATGATGAAACAATTTTATCTAAGACGAATTGGAAAGCTAAAGATGTTACAATAACAGAAATCAAACGGGAGATATAAGATGATGATACCTGGTAAAAATGGTCAAATGGAAGAACAAATTGACTTTAGTAAAACCACAGAGATTAGTTGTGAAAATTGTGGTGGTAAAACATTTAAACAAACATTGTTGATGAGAAAGATGTCAGCATTAGTTGCACCTAACGGACAAGAGACCATAATTCCAATGGCAGTATTTGCTTGTGAAAAATGTGGACATGTGAATAAAGAGTTCACAGACGTAAATGGTATTCAGTAATGCCGTTTTACACTTACAAATGTAATAGTTGTGGGTTGGAAAAAGACTTTTTAAAATCTATGAATGATTTAGATTTTCAATTGTGTCCTAAGTGTTGTTATGACCCAAATGTAAATGGTAATGATGAAAAAATGACACGGATATATAAACCAAATGCTAGACCTGGTTCTGCAGATGGTTCGTGGGGATTTGGTAAATGACAATATTCGATTGGATAAATCAAATACTTGTAAAGAAAACTCATTGGAATGAATTTACAGAAGATGAACAAAAGAAATTCACCCCATTTATAATCAATCGTTGGTTGTCAATGGATAAAGATTTTCTTGAAATTGTGAATTACTTTCAAAAGTATTCTATTGGAACATTAGAACCACAAGAGGTTTACAAGTGGTATTGTGATATGTTACCAAGAGGTAAGAGATTCAATAAGTATATTAAAGGTAAGCAAGATAAGAAATACAATACCGAATTGATTGATATTATGGTTATGCATTTTGAATGTAGTAAATCACAAGTGAAAGATTATTTGGATTTAATTGCAAAAGATGAATTAATGGAAATATTAGAAAAGTATGGGATGAATGAAAAAACAATAAAGAGGTTATTAAAGTGAAAATAAAAGAAAACGACTTATCAATGAAAGAAACAGATTTGACAGTCACTAAACATCCAATTGTAGAACAAATGGAAAAAGAGTGGCCTGAAATGACTGGTGAGTTTAGAAGATTACAAAGGGAACAATACGAATTGTTTTGTAGAAAACAACACG